CTTTGCTAAGAATTACCTAGCAGGAAGCTCACAATGGAGCTTGCTACTTGGGGCTACAGATTCAACTGGGCGCCCAATTTATTCTGCCGCGAATCCGATGAATAACGGGGGCAACGCTGCGACTACATCGGCTAAGGGCAACGTAATGGGCTTAGACCTATTTGTTGACAGAAATGTTGTATCAACAACTATTGACGAATCAGCGTTTATTATTGCGCCTGAAGCGTTCACAGTTTTTGAGTCACCAACTGCTTATATGTCAGTTAACGTTGTATCTAATCTTCAGGTACAAATTGCTATTTATGGCTATATGGCTACTATGGTAAATATCGCCGGTGGTATCCGCCGCTTTAACCTCACATAATAAAAACCCACTAATAGTTTGGTAGGTCTCTTAGCCCTTTGAGACCTACCAAACCTAAGTAAGATAGGAGTACACAAGTGCCAGCTACATACGTGACCGCCGCAACATTAAAAGCATCGCTGGGCGTTGGCACTTTGTATGACTCTTACACCTGGATAGAGGACACCTGCCAAGCTGCACAAGACTTAATAAACGGCTTTTTATGGTTTGATAACGCGCCCGTAGTCGGTACCGCGTTAGTGTCTAATGTCGCTACAGTTATGGTTGCCAACCCTGGCATATTTACTACGGGCCAATCGGTAACAGTTGCCGGGGCTGGGTCAACCTTTAACGGTACTTACACAATTACAGGCACAATTCCATTTAGCACAGGCACAGCTAATATTTTGCCAGCGTTTAATATGCAGCTTAATTACTGGCAATATCCACAGGGCTATAGCTTTATCCAATATGCAAAAGTAGCGGCTGACCAAAACTTTAGGCGCGTATTGCCTTATGGCACTATGTCAGGTGACGATACAAAGACGGCTACCTACGCTAATACCCCAGCTATTAACGCTGCAGCTTTAATGCTGGCAGAAAATATCTGGACTAGCCGATTCAGTACACAAAACGGCGGCACTAGCGTAGATGGATATAGCCCTAGCCCATTTAAGATGAGCAATACTCTTATGGCATCCGTGCGCGGTTTGCTGGCACCTTACCTAAGCCCTAATGCGATGGTTGGCTAATGGCCGCCGCGATAACTACTTTACGTAGCACTATTGCCGCAGCCCTTGCTAACGCCGGCGTGTGGACGGTATTTAATTACCCGCCAGCGACAATGCAAAGTAGCAGCATAGTTGTAGCTCCGGCTGACCCATACATAAGCCCTAGCAATAACTCATATGCCAGCATTTCGCCTATGGCTAATTTTAAAATTATTATGACTGTGCCTATGTTCGATAACGCTTCGAACCTTATAGGTATTGAAGATACAATAGTTGCAGTTTTTAACAAGCTGGCTAGTAGCACTATTGTTTTTAACGTTACCGCTGTTAGCGCTCCAAGCGTTTTAAGCGTTGCTTCAGGTGACTATCTAACGGCAGATTTACAAATATCCGTACTAACGAGCTGGACATAGGAGACAAAATGGCCTGGGCAGAAGAGGACTTAGCCTTTTTCAAAAGAATTGGGCAAGAAGTACCAAAACAAAATGAAGAACCAAAGCAAGATAAACCAACTAAAGAGAAAGTAGAGGAGTAGGCCGTGAGCGTATTTCTATCCAATGGCGTACAAGTTACGCTTAATAGCGTTGTATTGACAACAAATACAACTAGCGCAACCATTAACCGCAGCTTTGATGAGCTAGAAGTAACAGCTATGGGCGATACTGCTCACAAGTTTGTTAAAGGCCTAGAAGCTAGCACCATCACTTTAGACTTTCTAAATGATGATTCTTCGACAGGCGCGGGCTCAGTCCGTACTGCGTTGCAATCTGCCTGGGGTACCACAGTACCGCTTACACTAAAGCAAACAAGCGCTGTAGTGTCAGCTTCTAATCCTCTATATAGCACTACTGTTTTGGTAAACAACACCACAGACATTAACGGCGCTGTAGCAGATATTGGTACTCAGAGCATTACGTTTACTTGTAATTCACCAATCGTAATTACAACCGCACCATAACTAAAAAGAAAAGGGGCTAGCACAATGGCAAAACTCAAGATAACAAGGGCTGACGGTACGGTATCTGAACATCAGATAACGCCAAAAATCGAGTGGGCCTTTGAGTTATATGCAAAAAAAGGTTTTCATAAAGCCTTTAGAGATGATGAAAAGCAGAGCGATGTGTATTGGCTAGCCTGGGAGTGTTTACGCGCAAGCGGGCAAACCGTACCGATGTTTGGGGCAGAGTTTTTAGAGACCTTAGCAAAGGTTGAGGTATTGGACGATGACCCTTCGCAATAGTGGGGCGCGGTAGTTTTGGTTACCTGGTTGCACAGCTAGCCGTAGAGACGGGTATCGCGCCCCAGTATTTACTAGACCTTGATGCACATATGTTCAAGAATATGCTAAAGGTTTTAACCGATAAAGCTAAGGAGCAACAAAATGCCAACAGAGGTAATAGGCGCTAAGCAATTAAGCAAAGCTCTAAAGGCATTTACACCTGACTTAGCAAAAGAAATGCGGAAAGAATTAGCAAACCTCTTAAAGCCTATTGTAAAAGATGCTAGAGGTTTTATACCTAGTGAAGCTCCTTTATCGGGTTGGGGTAAAACCTCAGAAAATGCACGTTTTCCTGAATGGGATAGCCGTGCAGCTAAAGCCGGTATTGGATATAAAACTTCACCCTCCAAACCTAATCGGCAAGGGTTTAGGGCGTTAGCTCGCATTGTAAACGTATCGGCTGCAGGCACAATTTATGAAACTGCAGGCCGAGTGCATCCAAACGGGCGTGAACAAAACCCTATAGTTAAAAATTATCGTTATGGCGGTACTCAACGTGGAAGCGATAAGCGCTTATCACAGAGCAGTAATCCAGGCGCCGGTAATATGTTTATTGAAGCTATAAACCAATACGGCGGAATTGTTGATGCAAGCAATCAAACAGGCGCCGGCAGACGTACGCGCAAAATGAGAGGCCGTGCAATATTTAGAGCTTGGAAAGAGGACGGCGGCAGGACTAATGGGGCAGTACTACAAGCTATAGATAATGCCAAACTAAGATTTTATAAAGAGATAATGAAGGGCCGATAATGGCAGTCGAACCTAATGTAGTTATAAATCTTGGTGCCGAGTTTGTAGGCAAAAAAGCTTTTAAGCAAGCTGATACGGCTCTTACTAAATTAACAGGCTCAGCTAAGAAATTAGCTGGAGCAGTAGGCATTGCTTATGGTGTTAAAGCGATAGCCTCTTATGGAAAAGCTGCGATGAAAGCTGCAGCTGATGACCAAAAAGCCCAAAAGATATTAGCTAGTAACTTAAAAAATCTAGGTTTGTCTTATGCCTCAGTAGATGCCGAAAGTTTTATAGCCTCAATGGAAAAGCAAACGGCTATTTTGGACGACCAACTTAGGCCAGCTTATGGTCAATTAGCGACAGTTACCGGGTCAGCTACTAAAACCCAGGAGTTAATGCAACTGGCTTTTGATGTCTCCAGCGGTAGTGGCCTGGATTACGCAAGTACTGTAGATATTTTGAGTAAGGCTTATGTAGGTAATACAGAAGGATTAAAACAACTTAACTTAGGCCTCACTAAAGCCGAGTTAAAATCTATGGATTTTGCTCAAATACAAACCAAGCTTAGACAAAACTTTGCAGGTGCAGGTGGTACAGCTTTAGATACTTATGCAGGGTCAATGGCAAAACTAAGTGTTGCTACCTCTAATGCTAGTGAAACTATTGGCACAGCCCTTTTAGATGCCATTATTAAAGTTACAGGTAGCAACGGTGTAGATGGGCTTGTTAGTAAAATAGATACTCTTGCTTCAGCTTTTGCATCCGTTGTAACTGAGGTAGGTAATGCAGTATCAGCCTTAACAGGCACAGCTGCACAAAAGGCTTTTAGTCCTGCCTATTACGTAAGTGGAGGAAAAGCAGGGGGTAAAACAGTAGCAGCTACTGGCGCCGGCAATATGGCTCTAAGCGTGTTAAGCCAGGATACTCAAAAATCAGATTTAGCGGCTAGAAAAAAAGCCGAAAACGAGGCAATAAAGCGTAATAAAGAATTAGCAAAATTAGCAAAAGAGCAAGCGGCAGCGGCACTAGCAACAACAAAAGCTAAAAAAGAGCAAGCAAAATTAGACAAAGCAATAGCGGCAGGTCAATTAGCCTTAGGTAAAGGCACCGATGTTTTTGATATGGATAAAATCCAGCTCAACGCTGCACTTATAGGCCAGGCTGAGGCGTTAGGTAAAGCTACTACTGGCTCACAGATATTAGCTATAGCCAACGATGTACAGCGCTTGAAGATTAAGCAAGATATAGCTGCCCTAGAAGATGCCATAGCCTCAAAGGATGAGGCCGCAATACTAAAGGCTACGGCCAAGCTAAACGAGGACTTAAAGATATTAGGAGCTTTGCAAAAACAAGATGCTAAGCTGCTAGACATAAACAGAGTTTTAGCAGGTATGAAATCTACCGATTTAATCAACTTGGCTAACCTACAAGCTGCCTTAGACCTACTAGCTAAGTTTAAGTTTCCTACTTTAACTATGCCTAGTGTTGTTATTCCAGGTGGCCCAGCATTGCCAGGCCCAGGTGTAGGTGGCCGCGGTAAAGATGCTGGCAGAGGTTCAACTTTTGGCACTAGTCCTTTAGATGATTTTCTTACTATAATAGAAGCAGAAACCGAGCGCGGTGGCCGCAGAGCTGGTGGTATTGGCGATACTAACTATATGGCTTTGCCCCCAGGCTTTTCAAGTGTTGATGAATATCTCAAAGAAAGCAGAGGCAACAGAGGCGCTAGCGATGCTGGCACAGTTATAGTTAACGTAAACGCTGGAGCTATAGGCGATGAAAACATAATTGTAGATGCCGTGCAAAATGCTCTTAATGAGATAGCACGCCGAGGCTATACAACTACCTACGCAGGGGCCATAGCAGTATGACCGTACCTACAGTACACGCTGTTATTAACTTTAGTACTGGCCCTAGCTTTGCTCAGGCTATGATTTTAGATAGCGGCATATTAGGCACAAACGTATTAGCAGATAGCGCTAGCGTTATTGTGGACGTATCTAATCAAGTAGATAGCATCCAAACTATTAGAGGCCGTAACGCTCAGGCTGACCAATTCCAAACGGGCACCCTATCGCTGCGTATCGTTGACCAAAACGGCAATTTTAACCCACAAAACCCAACAGGGCCTTTTTTTCAACTTTTAACTCCGATGCGTAAGGTGCAGATTACAGCTACCTACGGAGCAACTACTTACCCTATCTTTTCAGGTTTTATTACTAGCTATACAACTACTACACCTAAAAACGCTAATGATGTGGTTTATACCACTATCCAAGCGGTAGATGCTTTTAGACTCGCACAAAATGCACAGATTAGTACCGTTGCAGGTACCTCAGCGGGTCAGCTCAGCGGTGCAAGAATTAACGCCTTGTTAGATGCTATTGACTGGCCAGCCTCTATGCGTGACGTAGATGCGGGGCTAACGACAATGCAAGCAGACCCGGGCACAGCCCGCACAAGCCTTGCAGCTATGCAGACTGTAGAAATTAGCGAGTACGGGGCTTTGTATGTAGATGCCGCTGGTTCGTTTGTCTTTCAAGACCGTAACGTAACGGCAGGCAGTACAGGAGCTACACCTACAGTATTTAACGATGACGGTACAGATATTAGTTACTTTAATGCGGTGTGGCGCCTTGACGATACGCTAGTTTACAACTCAGCAAGCGTTACCCGCACAGGCGGCACGGCCCAGGTAGCTACAAACCCAGCGAGCATAGATAAGTACTTTGTGCATAGTTACAACCAGCAAAACCTGCTAATGGAAACAGATGCCGTGGCCCTGGACTACGCACAGGCATACGTTGCATCTAGGGCTGAGACTAGTATTCGCTGCGATGCTATTCAGTTAGACCTCTATACCGATAATTACAACTTAGGCATTATTGCAGCGCTAGACCTGGATTACTTTGACCCGGTAACTATTACAACTAACCAACCTGGGGGCTCAACCCTAACTAAGACTTTGCAGGTGTTTGGCGTTGCTCAAAGCATCACGCCTAATAGCTGGAAAACAACACTTACCACTTTAGAGCCAATTATTGACGGCTTTATATTAGACTCAACCATATACGGCCTGCTTGACAGCGGCGTATTAAGTTATTAAGGAGCTAGGACTATGGCAGCTGGATTAGGTTTTAAAACCTTTACTACTGGCGAGGTACTTACGGCAGCTGACACTAACGGCTACCTAATGCAAGGCGTACTAGTGTTTGCCTCAGCGGCGGCTAGAGATGCAGCTATAACCTCACCACAAGAGGGCCAATGCTGTTATTTAAAAGACACCGATGCAGTACTTACCTACTCAGGTGCAGCCTGGGTTGGCTTTGACGATAGCAACGCAATCCAAAATAGCATTGTGGATGCTAAGGGCGATTTAGTAGCAGCTAGTGGAGCAGACACACCCGCCCGCCTTGCAGTAGGCAACAACGGCGAAACTCTTGTAGCAGATAGTTCCACCTCAACGGGACTTTCTTATCAAGAGAATTATGCTGCTGGCAAGAATAAGTTTATCAATGGTGACTTTAGAATAAATCAAAGAGCCTTCACTAGCACTACTGCAACTGCAAGCACATATGGTTTTGATAGATGGA